TAGCGATGATCCGCAAGGTAGCAACCTGGAGTTTGGCCGGCTGTGAGTACGTGCACGGAAAGCAGCTGGTTTGATATGAATTAAAAACACCTACCCTTGAAGAGGGAAATAGTAAGGGTAGGTAATGGTGAGAAGATTGAATTTCAGAACTAGCAGAATCCTATATCATTGTCAAATAGTATTATCAGGTGTGCAAGTAAATCTAAGATACATGCCATATTTATTAATATCTTCTCGACCTATCTCTTCTAATTTTTTAATAGATTCATTATAACCAAAATGCAAACAATCGTATTGTGAATTAAATGTGTCCGGCCAAGGATATGGTGGCATGCATTCACCAGCAACGCTCGAACAAATTATAATACTTAATAATATTTTCATTGACAATCCTATATTATCACCTATATTAGTGATTCAATTATGAAAGGAACACGCATGACAGACATGAGTAAATATAAAAATGTTTCTCTAACAAAAGAAACATATAGGACTTTGGAGTCTTTGTCGAAGGTTATATTGCCTGACGCAAAGTTATCTATAGCTAAAACAATAGAAGCAATAGCAAATGAGAAAGCGAAGAAGTTAAATGGCAAATTTAAAAAAAGTTAAAAGAGTACATATATGTCCTACCTGTAAAGGTAATGGCTATGTAAAGATAGCCTGCATCATTGATGATGAAGATAGAATTCATCAGTGTTGGGATTGTGATTCTCAAGGTGAGTTTTATGAATATCTTGAAGAACCAGAGAGGGTGTTAAATTGATACCGGATACTGACAAAGCTTATATCGCGGGTCTATTTGATGGAGAAGGTTCAATACATTTTAAACGTGGTATTGAGAAGAAGAAAAAACACAAAGGTAAACCTGGATATAGATTGTCCAATAGTTTACGTTTAAGTATGGAGATCACTATGACTGATCGTAGTGTTCTCATGTGGGTACATCAAGTGTTAGGGGTAGGCACTTTAACCAACAAGCCGCGTAAGGGTAAACGGGTTGATGGTACGCCATATCTGAAACAATACAGATGGCGTTGTACATTTAGAGATGCGTATTATGTTTGCTGTTTACTATGGCCATTTGCGCATACTAAACTACCAAAGATACAACAAGTCATAGAACATTACACTTCACTTGCATTGAAAGGTAATGTAATATCGCTCGAAGAATACAAACAGGTACAGAAAAATGTCAGATAAAGATAAAGATAAAGATCAAATAGAAGTAAGAACATTTAATTGGGGTCCATGTCTTATTAATTTACAAATAAAAGATGACTTTAAAAAAATATTACTTGATGAAGCTAAGAAAAGTGAAACAGATTATAGTGATAAACTAGCAGGACAGATCAGAAAGGAGACTGGTTACAGTGATGAGTCTAGAGAAAAAATTGTACCATATCTTGCACCGTACCTTGGTGTGTATGATCAAATGTTTCAAAAGTATCAAACAAAAAAATATGATAGTAAACCAGAGTATGCGTTGACTGCACTTTGGGCTAACTTTCAAAGACAGTATGAGTTTAACCCACCACACGATCATGATGGTAAACTGTCGTTTGTAATATACTTATCCATACCAGAACCTTTGAAGAAAGAGAATGAAGCATACAAAGGCAAGAGTTGTGGACCTGGGGGTATACAATTTATGTGGGGTGAAGGACCAAGAGATTGTATTACTTACATGTCATACTTTCCAAAAGAAGGGGATATGTTTATTTTTCCTGCATGGTTAAAACATTGGGTCAGTCCTTTTAATTCTGATTGTGTAAGAGTATCTGTATCAGGTAACGTGCACGACTCAGCACCACTCAATCAAGTTAAGAAAGGTGCGTTGGTAAAAGAATAATGTTTGACAAATACATTTATAAATTTTTAGACTTTGTCATGGAGTGGTCTGGTAAGATCAATGCATGGGCATGGGTTAAACACTTGAAATATATAGAAAAAAGAAGGTTTGAAAGACACTATGGCAAAAGAAAAAGGTAGACAATGGGATGGTGTATCAAGACCATCTACAGATTTATATAAAGAAAACTTTGACAGGATTTTTAAGAAAGAGAAAACTTTACATGAAGAGTTGATGGAAGGTTTTAAAAAAGAACAGGAAGAGCTGAATGAAGAAGAGTGATAAGTACGATTACTTTGAGGGTAAACAAATCACGGACCCTGACACAGGAAAAAGAGTATATGAGATAAGTTCTTATAGACTTCCTAGTGTAACTACGATATTAGGGGCCACCAAAAATACAGAATTTTTAACTAAATGGAAGGCCAAGGTCGGTGAAAAAGAAGCAGAACGAATCAAGAATGTATCTAGTGCACGGGGTACCAGTATGCACCGATTCCTCGAGTCATATGTTACGGGTGTTGGCTATGATGATCTTACTGAACTCGGACAGGCGGCGAAACCCATGGCCGATAAAATTATGGAAGTGGGTCTTGCGCCAGTGGAAGAGTATTATGGTTCCGAGGTTACGTTACATTACCCGGGCCTATACGCAGGTCAAACAGACCTTGTCTGTTTACACAATAATCGTGAAACTGTTGTTGACTTCAAGCAAGCCAACCGTCCGAAAAAGAAGGAATGGATCGAAGATTATTATCTTCAGATCGCAATGTATGCAATGGCCCATGACTATGTCTACGGAAGTAAGATCGAACAGGGAGTTATCATGGTATGCACGCCTGACTTATATTATCAAGAATTCAAGGTTGAAGGGCTTGAATTAAGGTCTTGGAAACATAAGGCTTTAAAAAGAATAGACATGTATTATGACCTAATGCATGATGAGAAAGAAAGAACAACACCAATGAAAGCGGAGGATTTTAATGACAGATCAAACGAGGTGGGGGATCCACGAAGTACAGACGAGGAATAAGGCTATAAAATACAGAAAGGACCTTGTTGCACGGGCCATGGAACATGTGGTCAAGCTTGACGAAACAGGGATCACGGACCTGATGTTGCAGATTGAGGCAGAATATGAGCGTAAATATGGCAACAATAAGGCAAATAAGGACACAAAAATCGTACTATAGTATTCTGTGACAGATTTTATTTTTTTTTTATTTTTTCTCTGGATAATGTGTACCAAGTGTACTTTTGGTCTAAAAGTGTTGGTATATATGACTTTAGGGTGGACACTTTTTAGTACACTTTTTATTTTATTTAGAGATAAAGTGTACTATCAAATTTCGGTCCACGCGCGCGAATGTGTTTTTTGAAATAAAAAATCTGTGCTAGAATACTATAGATGAAAAAAAGAAGAAAAGCTGCAATGACTCAAACAACTCCAGAGATACCTTTTCAGAAGGTAAGAGTTGAATGGGTTGACTGTGTAAGCGATTCTGCCTGGGCTAATGACAAAGAGTTTGATAAGATGAAGTTAGCTAGACCAGTTAATGAAGGTTGGTTGTATTCTAAAGATAAAAATTCTATAAAGTTATTTGCTTCTTACGATAAAGATGAAGATGGTATTACTTTTGGGGATCGGACGATGATTCCTCTACCGTGGGTAAAGAAGATTCAGAAGATTTAGATGGAGTTACGTCAATTATCTGTGAGTAATCGTCTAAAATCTGTTTCATTTTTGCTTCTAGCTCTTGTTCTGACATGTCCTCTAGTTTTCCTGTTTTTATTATTTTCCTATCTATGTATAATCCTGCTGCTTTTCCTCTGTTTGCTTCCGCGTTCACTGCTGAAGAGAATGATCCTTTTTTCAAAGCGGCTTCACGGAGTCTAGCAAGTTCTGCTACATGTCCTTCGTAAGTTACTTCATGTTTACGTAATCTTTCTTCTTTCAGTTCACCTATATACTTGACTACAAGTGGTGAGTATTTGGGATTTGTAAGCTCTGATCCTTCTCTCATCGCTCTGTCTTTGCTGTAACCAGCAGCGATTGCAGCTTCACGTTTAGTCATTGGACCGTCTGGTCCGCCGAATACTAAAAACTCAGCGAAGCGTTGTTGCATTTCTGTTAATCTTTTTGGAACACCCATGTTGACAATTTAAGGGAACTATCCTATATTGTCAACCATGAAAGTATACAAAGATGATAGAGGAGAACATGATCTTGAACGTCGTATAGAACAACTTCAATTAGAGAATAGAGACTTGAAAGATACCATTGAAGGCTACAAACTTTTAGTTAGTGTTAAAAAATTAGAAATAGCAGAATTGAAAAAAATTAACTCAGAAAACGAAAGCAATAAAAATTTATTGCAAGGTTATAAAAAAGTGATAGAGGATTTGTCTATCAAGTTAAGAAAAAATTCATGAGAGTACAAGACTTGCAAACCTTCTTAGGTAGTTTTACGAAAGGATCTGACGCAGTAAAGAACGCCGTCATCTACGTAGAGTTAAATGGAAAGTTACATGCTATCAAACGAATGGAAGTACATGAGAATGCAGTTCCAATCATCGGTCAGCCTGGTCATAGTGCACACAGATTGGTTTTGAAAACAGAAAAACCATCGAGTCTTATCTTACCTGATAAGTTACAACGGGACTACTAACTTCCCTTGAAACCAGAGCGTAAATTTTATGAAAAAATTAAAAAATCTATACCACAAATTTCTTGGATTAGACTGGAAAATAATAGCTTACTTGGCACTCCTGATCTATTGGCCTGTAATACTTTTGGCCACTTTTTCACAGTAGAACTGAAGGTATGCAAGGGGAATAAAATAAGGTTTTCTCCACACCAAATTAGCTTTCATGTTAAGCATCCACACAATACATTTATCATGGTAGAGGCCCTTGGTCCGGGCACCGTGAAACTTTTCCGTGGTTCAAGAATCATGGAGCTTGAAGCTTGTGGCTTTAAGCTTGAGGCTTTTGGCCCTGACCAGGTGCACGCTCGCACTCACCGTCGTGAGCTTTTAAGCTAATGACCTGATCAGATTTATTACGCTTGCGTAATTCTGTATAATATTTTGGATGTTTAAATACGTGCATTAGTGTTTCCCATAACTTACAACTTTTATATCACCGTTCCAACATTGTCTACAGTCTAAACACTTGCCACCCTGAGCAGGTGCCGGGCAAGTATGGAAGCCTTTATCGACAACCATTGAAGAGTGCGGCCAGCTCTCTGGGGCTCGTTGGTTTACCATCGGAGGTGAGAACCTTATAACCAGATTAACAGGTGCCTTGTCCAGGTGGTCCTTGATCCACGCTTCACGCGTTGGCAGCCAGTGGTTGGTGTCCGGTGTTAACCTGCAGATCTCAAAAATTTTTTGCAAGTGCTGCTGGTCCTGGACGTCGCCGGCATCATGCCACCTGAACCACTTCTGGCGCTTGATCACTGCAGCCATTGCGGTGACCCAGGCTGGATGCTTCATTGCCTCCAGTCTTCTATATTGAGCTGCTTTGATTGCCGGGTACCTGGTATAGTTACCCTTGAGCGCGTAACAGCTGGCGCAGACTGAGCCCTTAACCTTCCGGAGCTTAGAGCCTGTTTTGCATTCCCAGGCTGGCAGGCTGTAACTCAGGCCCGGCATCTTACTGGTACGTGTAAATCCTTCTGTAATTTTAATTGCTTCTTTTACTTTCATATTTCTTTCTCCTTGAATATCCTATAACACAGTATAGGTCCCTTGTCAAGCTTGCTGCTTGGCGCTTGCAGCTTGCGGCTTGTTGCTTGTAGCTTGGTCCCTGAGCCTCGAGCCATCTCCAATGGCCAATATAAATTTTCTGCATCGGGATCCCGGGCTTTCTACTCATTAAACGCCTCTCTAATTCCTTCTGCAATGTCACCAGCATAACGGTGCTCTACAGCATATGCTGCTCCCATCTTCATGCACTCTGGATCTACATTATCATTCCACCAGTCTTGAGCTGTTTCTGTTAATGGTTCAAATAAAACAATTGATCCATGACCAACTATTCTCCATGCATTATTATAAATCATAATTTATCCTTTCTAAATACATCCTACATTATCCTTGAGCCATTGTCAAGCGTTGCTTGCTGCTTGAGGCTTGGCGCTTCAGGCTTCTCTTCTTTAGAATGATTTTTAGAATCATTCTAAACTGGCATTATTAGCAGGACCCATCCAACTGCCCGGGTTTACCTCCAGTTTGGGTCCAGCAAATAATGATCAGTCACTATGCTACGCGGGGCCTAGAGATAGCTAGTTATCTAGTCTCATTGGACCGGTACCCCAATTATCTTCACCCGTGTTCTAGTGTTTATTCTCACAGTCAACAATGACTGATCCCAGATCCAATTCTCCGGCAGTGCCGGGTCCAGCATTTTACTGGCAATTGGATCAGGGATCAGTGGGCTATACTCGGGATCAAACCTTTCTAGCCATAATCCTACTTGCTTTTTCTGGTGCAAGTCCCATACTAATTTGAGTTTTTTAATTCCGTAATTAGCAAAAGGGAATAAATCAAATATAGTCCTTGACTATCCTATTGTCAAGGTATAAAAGAAATTAATTTTAAATTAAATATAGAAAGGTCAAAATGACAAAAATAAGAATGAATACTGAACTACGAAATAAGTTGTTCAATAAAATAAAAGATGTTTTTGAGAATGAAGATACTCAAGAACGAGAAGCATATCTTCAAGCAAGAGAGAGTGTAGATCATCACTATAAATATGCAAGTGAACTTGCAAAGTTAGTTGTTGAAAGAGCATATCCAACAGAAGATGTTGCAACTCTAAGACATTTTAAAAAGAAGTATGGCAACCCCTGTGATGTTGTTGCAAAAGATAAATGTTTTTATTTTGCACACAATGAAGATTTAGATGATGAGGGCGACACTAAAGAAACTAAATCACATTTTGATTTTGGTTTGTTTGGCAATCTTTGTGGTAGTGAATATGGACATGAAAATGGTAAAGAGTTTGCAGTTGCATATTTTAGAGAAGATTTAAAAGCTATGGATTGCAACCCAGATATTTTTGCACAACAATCAGAAAACAAAGATAACCCACACAAAACAAAACACGTGGACGCTTGTATGAAAGCACTTGGATATAATGGTCGTTATAATAGTGATAATACAGGTATGGCAAAAACTTTTGATGAGCCATACTATCTTGATGTTATTGGAACATCTTACTGTCGTTCACGTGCTATTGCTTGTACTAAAGATGAGTACGAACAATTTGAGGCATGGCGAATTGCAAAAGGTAATCTAGTGGCTAAACATAAAACATGGATTGATACAATTATGAAACAATGCGATCAGTTAAAGATTGGATTGAAAGCATACAGGTATCTATCAGAGGGTATTGAACTTGCTAACGAGTTAGGTATTCAAGTTGATGAAGCTGAATTGATTAGAACCAACTCAACAGGTTTGACAATCTACAATCCGAGTAATTTGGCTAGTATGATTAAGGGCATGAAAAACAAACATCAATCAAGAGAGGCAAAAATATTAGCAAGAAAAAAATATGAAGAAAGTATAAATTAGTGTTTGACAATGTAAGGGATATCCTATAATATCCCTTACATAACTAGAAAGGTATAATATGACAAAAACATTTTACATAACTTATTGGGCTTCAAAACATAAGAAGCACATTACAAGACGAGGTAAACATGACGACAAGTCAAGATATGGCACATCAAAACAAGGTGTACCTTATTATGTTTATTATGACTTAGATAGTCATGGATATAGAACTGCGACTACAACATGGAAAGTGAGGCACTAATGACTAGTTTTGAATTTTATTGTTGCGTTGGTTTCTTTGGTTTAATTATGGGATTGGTGGTAGTAGCATGAGTAATAAACATTTTTGCCAAGGACCACATTGCCACGAAAAAACTACATCAGATAGATTTTTAAAATCTAGAGGCGTGGTCCGAGGTCGTTATGCATATGCTAGTTTAGATAGTAATTGGCATTATGGTAGTGGCGATAAATTCTTTTGCTCTCAAAGATGTAAATTTGATTGGCTAGAATTAAATATGCCTAACATTGAACATGGTCGACCGATAGAGTTTATTAGACACAGACGCGAGAGCCAAGGTTATGCCAAGGTTGAGAATGATAATCGTTGGGGTGCAAGTTATTCTATTGAGAGGGTTGACAATAGGACCGAAATAGAATAGGATTATCCTATTAACAAGAAAGGTATAATATGACAGAACAAACAAACAATAAAACAGAAGAACGTAAGAATAGATTTACAGGTCAATCTATTATGTTAACCAAGGACGAGTCTATCATTCATGACAGACTATTCATCAATGAGTTAGCAGCTACACTAGAGGACAAAGCAGCAGGCGTTGACGGTACGTCAAAGCTTTGGGACAAAGTGCGTAAAGACATTAACTACTTCAGAAAGAATAATGCTGAAGCATACATGGTGTTACTAGACTAACACCAACCTTTCTCCCCTGGCCCTAACGGGCCAGGGGTCCCGAACCAATCTCAATTACAGGTTGTAACGCGACCCCCACCCCCACAAATATATACAAAGGGGTCCCACTACTCTAGGTTGTATTGCTTGATTTAGACAGTTTTACCTGGTAAAAACATGTTGAACATCATAAATGTGATGCAAAAAATTTTTTATGAAAAAAAATAATGGTTGGCCAAGAGTAAAAATATCAGAAAGCGGAGAAGTAACATTAATACCACTTAAAGGTACAAAAGTAGTTTCTAAACGCGGAACAGAGTATTTGCGTTATGATAAAGGTACTTATGGAAAAAAATATTATGATTCTTTATCAGAAGAAAAAAAATTAGAAAATTTTGAAAAAGCAAGAGAAAGGTTAAACGATAGTGAAACTAATTTTATGAAAAGTAGGTTTGATAGAATAGCAAATCAAGCAAAACATTCTAAAACTAAATTTGATAATAAAATTTATAAATGTTGTTTTTCTTTTGAAGAATTTTTAAAAGCTTGGGAAGTTCATAAATTACAACATAAAGGAATTTTTTGTGCTATTACTGGTGAGCCAATGACCATGATTGGTTTAAATGATAAAAATAAAAAATATCAAAGAAACTGGTCAAATGTAAGTGTTGATAGAATTGATTCCGATAAACCTTATACAATTCAAAATATTATTTTTGTTAAATGGGAGGTAAATAGATCTAAACAAGATTTATCTATTAAACATATGAAAAAATTTATTTCTATTTATGAAGATAGATTTGTAAAATTAAAGGCATTAAATTAAATGAATTTAGATACAGTAGATATAAGCAAACTGCCTTCAGACATTCGTAGGCAATTTAAACAACTGCAAGTCTTGCATGCAGAAAAAAAGATACAGAACAAAGCTAAGAATGACTTTATGTCCTTTGTCAAATGTGTGTGGCCCGATTTCATTGAAGGCTCCCACCATAGACACATAGCAGATAAATTTAATAAACTTGCAACCGGTGAAATAAATCGTTTGATCGTGAACATGCCGCCAAGGCACACGAAGTCTGAGTTCGCATCATACTTATTGCCAGCATGGATGGTGGGCCGTGAGCCAAAACTCAAGATCATTCAAGCAACGCACACAGGAGAACTTGCAATAAGATTTGGTCGTAAAGCAAAGAACCTAATTGACTCTGAAGATTATTCTAAAATTTTTAAAACAACTCTACAAGAAGATAGTAAAGCAGCAGGACGTTGGGAGACATCACAGGGCGGTGAATATTTTGCAGCTGGTGTTGGTGGTGCAATCACTGGACGTGGTGCAGATTTATTAATCATTGACGACCCACACTCTGAGCAAGATGCACTCTCACCTACAGCTTTAGAATCAGCTTACGAATGGTACACGTCAGGTCCACGTCAGCGTCTACAACCTGGTGGTAAGATTGTACTTGTCATGACAAGATGGTCAAACAAAGATTTGACAGCTAAACTTATAAACAATCAAAAAGAAGCAAAAGCTGATCAGTGGCACGTGGTTGAGTTTCCGGCAATCATGGACCACGGAACAAAGAAAGCTGCTCCTGTTTGGCCTGAGTATTGGAAGTTAGACGAATTAGAAAAGGTACAAGCAACACTGCCCACGGGCAAATGGAATGCGCAGTGGATGCAAAATCCAACAGCAGAAGAAGGAGCAATACTTAAACGAGAATGGTGGCGAACTTGGGATAAAGATTACATACCAACATTGCACCATGTTATACAATCTTACGATACAGCTTTTTTGAAAAAAGAAACTGCAGACTATTCAGCTATTACTACTTGGGGTATATTCTACCCATCAGAGGATGAACCTGCTAATTTAATACTATTAGATGCAATCAAAGGACGATACGAGTTTCCTGAACTAAGGCGCTTGGCCCTTGAACAATATACGTATTGGCAACCTGATTCAGTTATAGTTGAGGCTAAAGCTAGTGGTTTACCACTAACATACGAGCTTAGACAGATGGATATACCGGTTGTAAACTTCACACCATCAAAAGGAAACGACAAGCATGCTCGTGTGAATTCAGTTGCACCTCTCTTTGAATCTGGTATGATATGGGCTCCGGAGCAGAAATTTGCAGATGACGTCATGGAAGAATGCGCTGCATTTCCGTATGGAGATCATGATGACCTTGTGGACTCAACCACACAAGCCCTCATGCGATTCAGACAAGGTGGATTAATAGATCACCCTGAAGACTACGTCGACGAACCAGTCGAGAAAACTAAAAGGAATTATTATTAATGTCTATAAAATTTGGAATGACACTCGCACAAGTATTTAACCAGTTGGTTAAAGGTTATCAAAAAGTTAGAGGTGTAGAACCCAAAGGACTTGATCTTATAAAAATTAAACAAGAAGCAATGCAAAGATTTCAAGACATGAGAAAAGTCTTGGACATGCAAGGTAATCCAATTGATCCAAGTAAACCTATCATGGGTGGATCACAACAAGGCGAGGCTCTTAAATCAGGGATCATGAAAGCAACAGGTGCTAAACCTAAAAAAGTTTTATCTGAAGACGAGATAAGAAAAAAATTAATGGATCAAAATAAAAAAAATCTTGAATCTATGAAAAGTAAATTAGATGACTCAGAAGACTTTGCATCAGGCGGACGTGCAGGGTTTAAAGATGGTGAAGGTATCATGCAGATGGCATCAGTGGATGATCCTTTTTATAGAAGTGAAGATGAGGATGAACATTCTTTTAGAATGTTTAAAAAACCTTACAAAGAATTAAATGCGGATGAGTTAGAAGAGTTTCAAGAGGAGATGATGCGACTGATGAATAAGTTTGCTTCTAACGATATGAATGAAAGATTATTAGAAAAACTTTTTGAAGACCTTTTAGAACAAGGTCTGTCCCCAGAAGAAGCTGAAATAAAAGCTAGAGAAATGTTAAATGAAATGGGAGACATGTCTTCAATACCAGATAGAGGCGCACAATCAATTACATTAGCAGATGGTGGACGTGCAGCATTTAAAGATGGACTACTTGCAAAATTAAATAAACCGTTTAAAATTGATAGTGGAACTTTACGAAGTATGTTCTTTAATAAAAACAATCCCATAATAACAGGTTTCAATACTTCAGAGTTATTTGATCTTGTAACAAATTTATCTTCTTCAATACCTTTTGCAGATGGTGGACGTGCAGAATATAAGGACGGACCAAAAGACCCTAGAAGAAGAACTTTCATGAAAGCTGCTGCAGGTATTGCATCGATGATACCGTTTGGAGGAGCTAAGATTATAGGAAAAGCAGCACCGGTTGTAACAAAAGCTGCAGAGATATCAGGACCAGCATTAGCTAAGATTGTAGATACAGTCATGAGCCTTGGTAAATTAATTTCTGTAAAGGGTAAAAGAGTTAAGGAGATGGTGACTAAGAAAAAACATGAGGGTGTTGAAGTCACAGAAGATATAATGGATGGAAGTTACACAATTAAAAAAGGTGGTAAAGAAATTTATTACAAACCTGGAAGACGAGATGAGATGGGTATTGAAGATGACATCATAGAAGTTATCGAAAAAACAGTCACTAAAAAAGCTGGCGGTGGTGTTGCTAGATTGTTAGGTGAGTAATGGAAGACCTAGATAAAAAGATCATAGAGTTGATGGATCTCTTCGACGGAGAGGTCATTCCCGCAAGTCAAATGCCAAGACCAGAAGAATCACTAAGAAGAGAGATGTTTGAAGATGCAAACGAAAGATTAAACAAAGCTGAAGGTGGACGTATTGCTGCCAAAAGAGGTGTGTTAGCTACAGGTGATCGTAGAATGTATGCCGGAAGAATGATGACCGAAGATCAAATAAGCGCTTTAAAAGAGAGAAGAAAAGTTCCTCAAAAAGAAGGAATGGTTTTTGATAAAAAAACAAAAGAATTTAGACCTAGAAAAGAAGTTAAACTTAGACCTGGAATGAGTGAAAAAAGTATTGAAGCTAAAGCAACAAAAACAAGTGGAAAATTAAAAAATTTTGTAACAAAGTTTTTAGAAAAAAACAAAAGACCTCCTACAATAATGGAAGTCGCTGATGGAACAAAATCATCGACAGCGTCTGTAAAAAAATATTTAACAGAGGGAACTGATTTTATTAAAACGTCTTTAACAGACGTAGGTGCTAAAGGTGCAAAACAATCTGCCTTATCAAGAGCTAATCCTTTAGGTCCAGATGCATCGCAACAAAAAAGATATCAAACATTAAAAGAATCTTTAAAGTTTGCAAGTAAACAAGATAAGGCTGATATCAAAGCTATTAATGATGGTAAAAAAGCTATTAATAAATTTTTTAAAAATAATCCAGACTTAATTAACACAACAGAATTTGGTAAAAATATAAAAGCAATGATGTCTTTAAGAATGGACAAAGACACTGGAAATATTTTTTCTAAACTAAGACCAGATCAATATTATATTAAAAAAGCTAAAGAAGGTAAATTGTTTGATATTTTTGATGTTAAACCTGTTGTTAGAGGGGGAAGAAATTTAAGGTTTCCTACAAACATAAATATAACCCCAGGTCAATTTAATCAAGTTTTTCTTCAAAACCAAGCTGGCAAATTATTTGCACGAGGAGTTGATAAAGACGCTTTACAAAATTTAAATAAATTATTGGTAGATCAAAATATAAGAGTGCAGTTACCTAACGTTGGCATGATTGGGGCTAAACCTCAAGTTGCTGCTACAGGAACACAATCTAGAACTTTCCCAGCAGTTGTTGAAACTCTTAAAAGAATGAAAGCACCTCAAACTATTTTAAAAAATTTTATAGATATTGCACCATTACCTGGACCATTAAAACTTCTTAAAAAATTTGCAGGTGGTGGTATAGCAAAAGAAGCAGGCGATTCATCAGGTCCACCGCCAATATCAGGACCTTTACCACAGGGCTTGTCTTATTTAATGAATCGTGTTAAGAAGGTATAGGAGTAACAAATGGCAGATATAGACAAAGGACTCCCTAACACTCGTACGAAACTTGACATCCCTTCAGACGAAGAGATGGCAGAAGAAGTTAGTGTTCAGGAAGAAGAAGCAGAACAAAAAGGACCAGTTGAAGTAGTACCAGAAGAAGATGGTGGTGCAACGATCGACTTTGAACCGGGTGCAATTAACATACCTGGAACAGAATCACACTTTGATAACTTAGCAGATATTTTACCAGAAGAAAATTTAGAACCGATTGGAAACGAGATGGTTCAAAATTACATGGACTACAAATCTTCTAGAAAAGATTGGGAGCAAGCTTACACAACTGGATTAGATCTTTTAGGATTTAAATACGAAAACAGAACAGAACCTTTTCAAGGAGCTAGTGGTGCAACTCACCCAGTTCTTGCAGAAGCAGTAACACAATTCCAAGCACAAGCTTACAAAGAATTATTACCTGCAGATGGACCTGTAAGAACAGACATCATAGGTGTAAAAAACCCTGGAACAGAACAACAGTCTGAGCGTGTTAAAGATTACATGAACTATTTGATAATGGATCAAATGAAAGAGTATGAATCAGAATTTGATTCTATGTTATTTCATTTACCATTAGCTGGATCAACTTTTAAAAAAGTATACTACGACGTACCGATGGGTAGAGTAGTATCTAAGTTTGTACCAGCAGATGAATTAATCGTTCCGTATACAGCTACCTCATTAGATGATGCGGAAGCGGTTATTCATACAATAAAAATTTCTGAAAACGAATTACGAAAACAACAAGT